ACTCAACAACCATAATTAACACATACGCAACAGTAATAATCCCCGAAGCGTCACTCACGATGCTTCCCGAACAGCTTCAGCCGCTCTTCACTTCACGGTATAAAAACAAACCCGTAACCATCCCTACGCTGGACGAAGAGGGCAACCCTGTGCTGGATGAAGAGGGTATGCCGATGAGTACGACGACAGAAGACGACACCATGTACCTTGTTGCGAGCGGTATGTTCCACGCGGATGAGCTTGAAGCACTCATCAACGATGTGGATTTTGCACGGAAAGTGAAGTTCGGCCCGGTGGAAGTGGCACTGGCAGATATGGAACCTTATAGCGAATAGATATGACACAGCTCGAATACTTCCGCCAATTGGCTCCAGCATACGAGGATATGCTTGATGCAGATGTGATAAACTGGTTGCTGATTGCTGACGGGATGGTCTTTGCTGATTGCCTTGACGACGATAAAGCTGCTATGGCGGTTGCGCTGTACGCCGCGCACCTCATATACACGACATCGACGGGAGGAGCGGCTGGACCTGTCACTGCCGAGAAAGAGGGCGACCTGTCAAGAAGTTACGGTATGACGGTGAACGATAAGAAGTGGCTCGGTAAGTCCAGCTATGGGCAGTTGTACTTGCAGGTAACTGCGCCGTGCAGGGGCGGGAACATACTTACCCGTATGTCGTGAGCGTCAAAGTCGTTGATAAGGGATGGAACGACATCCTGCGCGAGGTTAAGCGGTCAAAGGGGCGTGAGGTTGCTGTTGGTATTTTGACCGGATCGGTGAACTCGGAAGGTGAGAATATCGCAGAGTACGCCAGTAAGAACGAGTTTGGAGGCGGGGGAACGCCGTCTCGCCCGTTTATGAGGATAGCGTTTGACGAAAATACCGACAAGATCGGAAAAGACTTTACCACACAGGCTAAGCAGATGTACACCGGCAGACGCACGGCAGACCAAGCATTGACGGTGATTGGCATCAAGCACGCGGACCGCATCAAGAATGTTATCACAGGCAGAGATATACCGCCGCCACTCTCGCCGGTCACAGTGGCAAAGAAGGGATCGACGAAGACGCTTGTTGACACAGGAGCAATGGTAAGCGCAGTACAAATATCAGTAAGGGGAAGGAGATGAGTTTCAGGAAGACATATGTAATATTCCGAGAATCCGCAGGTGGGTATACTGACGGCGCATGGGCACCGGGTACTCGCTCCGTCGTGACTGTACAGGCGACGATGCAACCGGTAAAGATGGGGCAGGATATGGACTCACTGCCCGAAGGTCGGACGCTGTCGAACACGCGCAAGCTCTACACAACTGCCGATTTACAGTACACTGAGCAGGGTGATGGAATCCAGCCGGACATTATCGTGCATGGTGGGTGGGGGTACGAAGTGACAAGCGCCGAGGAGTCGGATAGCGGGATAATCTCCCACAATAAATATATTGCGTACAGAGCATTCCCGATAACAACCGCAGCCGACTGGCTCAGCGGTGCAACGATTAGACCATGAGCAGTAACATCGATGTGGCGATACCGCCGTTTGGAAGTCCAACAACTGCTGGAGTAAGAGCGAATTTCGCGGCAGCAAAAGAGGAAATCGAAGCCTTGCAGAACGCTGTAGGATACTGCAACGCGAATCACGGTGGAGGCACGCAGGCGATCACAGCAGATACCTGGACGCAGCTGCTGAATGACGCTACTGGAGCCCTGTGCCAGTCATACTTACCATCAAGCATCGCGACATTGTGGGATGCGACAACGAACGCGTTTACTTTTGCGCAGGTGCCAGTCCACTCAATGCTGGAAATTAGGCTTGACTTTGAACTTACAACCACCGCTGTCAATCAGACAGCCGACATCGCGATTGATTTTGGTATTGGGTCGCCGTCCGAGTTCCGACTCTCATGGGCACCGCAAATGCTGTTCCGCGACACGGGTTCGCGCACGGTGGTAACATATAATGGCTTTTACATCGGGTCTACAGACATCCAAGAATCGCCGGCACATGTAATGTTCCGCACAAGCGACGCAGCGACTGTGCAGGTAAATAGCTGGTACTCTCGCATCATTATCCCAATTTTTGAACTCTGATGAGCCTAAAAACATCAATATACGGGATCGTTAAGGCGATTGTTGGGGCTGAGGTTGTGATTTGGGGCAACCAGAATGCTCCTCGTCCCGCCATACCGTACTGGTCAATGATACTGCAAAGCAACCGCAAGGCTGGGGACGACTGGTACTCGCAGGGCGTTACTGATGATGGTATACAGTCAGTTTACGGCACACGGAACGCTACGCTTGCGCTTCAGCGGTATGGATCGGACTCGGAAGTTAAGGTGATGGACTTTCGCGACGACTTGAGCAGGCAGACGGTGATTGATGCGCTGCTTGTCGCCAAAATAGCTGTGTATGATGTTGGACCGGTCAACGACACGACGATACGGATCGATAATGGCACGCTTGAGCCGAGAGCATCGGTTGACTTGATGCTACGCTTCGGCACACACATTACGGATAATGTCGGCATAATCGAGACGGTTATCAGCAATGGCGAATATCCAGACGTGGAGAGTGCTGAGATTGTCGATACCGTCACGGTAATTGACGCTTGATTTATAAGTTTTTGTATTGCAGATTAAAGACGAACCAAAACCCTTGAAAAATGGCTACACTTGACAACATCGTAAACGTGCAGATTGCACTCCAGACCACCGGTGTGGTTAGAGGTGATTTTGGCACGCCAATGATTGTATCTCCGTTGATGACGTTCACCGAGCGCGTCCGCGTGTACAACTCTTATCTTGAAGCATCTGGCGACGACCTTCCGCCTTCGCTTCTCACTGCACTGTCTGATTGCTTCGGTCAGATCCCGCGTCCTCGCCTCGTGAAGGTTGGCAGACGGGCAATCTCCGCTGCTATCGTCACAGTTGCAGAAGTCACGAACCTTGCGACGTACACCGTCACTGTTGGCGACACCGACTATGACTTCACCGCTGACGCTTCAGCCACTGCGACCGAGATTGTTACCGGCCTTGCCGCTGCGATTGACGGAGTGGACGCTTATGTGACCGCCGATGTAGTTGGAGAGACACTTTCGCTTGCTTACATCGACCAGGACGAGCTTCAGCCAGTTGTGCTTGGCTCCGGTCTCGCTTGGGGCACTATCTCGCCGCTGTCCGCATCGACCGCTACCGCCGACGACCTCTCCGCTATTCTTGACGAGGATGACACTTGGTACGGGCTTGTGCTGACCGAGCGCGTGAAGCAGACTCAGCTCGATGCTGCGGAATGGACAGAGGCAAACGACCGCCTGTTCATCACTGCGACAAACGAGGCAGATGTACTTGTGCCTTCGACAACCACTGATCTTATCAGTGTGCTGAAGGATACGAGGTACTACCGCACAGCCGTTCTCTACCATTCAGCCGCAGACACGCAGTATCCCGATGCCGCTTGGGCTGGCAGAGTATTTACGATCCAGCCGGGCGCAGAGACTTGGGCGCTTAAAGGGCTTGCATCTGTCACACCAAGCAACCTCACTTCAACGCAGCGCCAGACGATTCTTACGAAGGGTGGAAACACTTTTGAGTACTATCAGGAGCAGATCGCTCTCACCAACCCCGGCAAAGTTGCCGCTGGCGAGTGGATTGATGTTATCCGCTTCCGCGACTGGCTCAAGGACACTATCCAGACCAACATGGTCCAGATGATGATTAACCGCGATAAAGTGCCGTACACGGATCAAGGCATCGCCCTTTGCGCAAACAACCTACGCAAGAGCCTGCAAGAGGGTGTGAATGTGGGTGGTATTGCGCCGGACGAACTGGACGCTGCTGATGAGACTGTTCCGGGCTTCGTGATTACATTCCCGCGCTCGGTCGACATCCCTGCGAGCATCAAGGCCAGCCGTGTACTGACGCTGGGCTTTACCGCCAGAATTGCAGGAGCAATCCACGTGGTCAACATCGACGGCGCACTTGCGTACGAACTCTAAACTGTAAAGGATAACTGAAATGAGCGCAGAGCTTACTGGTACATACAACCCCGCCGAGGTCGTCGTGACTGTCGGCGGTGTAATCCTCTCCGGATTTTCGGACGGGGACCACATTATTGCCCGCCGTAACGAGGATGTCTCGTCGATGCGGGCAGGAAATGATGGTGGCGTTGGTCGCGCCATCAACCCGAATAAGTCTGGTGAGTTTGAGTTCAAACTCTTGCAGACCTCACTTGCTAACGACCTTCTCTCCACACTTGTCAACGCCGACGACCTTGTCAATGGCGGTAAATCGCAGTTTCCGATTGCTGTGCTTGATGGCTCTGGCAGGTCACTGGCTGTCGCAACGCAGTGCTGGGTGAAGACTCTCCCGGAGATGACTTTCGGCAAAGAGACCGGCGAGCGTGTTTGGGTGTTCAGCGCTGCTGACCTCAAGATGCAGATCGGGGGTAACTGATGCAACCCGAAACCATCATAGTTGGGAATAGGGAGTACACTTGCCATCGAATGAACGCGTTTGCGGCTAACAAGCTGCTGATGCGCCTTCAGAAGATTGTACTCCCGATTATAGGGTCTGCGCTTGGCGACGGGAAGAGCGTTGGCGATATAGACGTTACCGCTGCCGTGTCGATGGTTGCTGAGCATCTTGATGAAGCGGCTATGGATTCGATTGTGTTGCCGATGTTCGCGGATTCAAAGCTGTACGATGTAGAGGGCAAGCGGTTCATCCGCACAGGTGGCGACATCGACGTGTGTTTTACCGCTGAGACGCTGATGGATATGTACGAGCTTATCTGGGAGGTGGGCAAAATCCAGTTTGGCCCTTTTTTCGCGAGTCTGGGGGCGCGCTTTGGCGATCTTCTCGGAGGCGAGAGTCCCCTTCCGTCCCCGGCACCCTCGAAAAAGAAGTAGAAGGAGAGTTGTGGATATGGCGGCCTATTATGGCTGGCCATACCACACTGTCAGAGGTAAAGCGCGGTATCTGTACGATTGAAGACTTGCAGAAGATAAACGCGCTGTTGGATATGCAGGCTGATATTGAAGCTGCTCAATACGATTCCCAGAAGAAATGATTGTACGCGAACTCATAGCCCGGCTCGGATTTGATACTGACCTGCGCGGTGTCAAGAAATGGGAACAGGGGGCGCAGAAGGTACAGACTCGTGCCAATGGGCTTGCCACGCAGTTACGCGGGATGTTTGCTGCTGCGGCTGGAATACAAGCGATTAAGACAGTGGTGTCGGTTGGTGATGCCATGCAGTCACTTGAGGCCCGAATCAAGCTCCTTCCGCAGACTATAGGGGACGCTGGATCGTCCTTCGACGAGGTGGCTAAACGAGCATCCGCAGCGAGGACATCTATTGAGGCATACGGTAACTTGTATGTGAGGCTTGCGCAGTCTCTCAGGGCATTCAAGTACACGCAGGAGGATACGCTTGCGGTGACAGATGCTATATCAGCGGCACTGGTTGTATCAGGAGCGGCAGCAAGCGAGGCGGCTTCTGTTACCCTTCAGCTTTCACAGGCGTTCAATAAGGGGAAGCTGGACGGTGATGAGTTCCGCGCATTCATGGAGGGCCTGTCAGCTGACTTTAAGGACAAGCTGGCCGCAGAGATTGGGACAACTGCTGATAAACTTTTTGAGCTATCTCGATCTGGCGAACTCACTGCGAAAAAATTAGCGGATGCGTTCCGTAAGATGGCTCCGGAGATCCAGAAGCAGCTGACGCAGATGCCTATGACTGTCGGGCAGGCAGTTACGATAGTTGGAAATAAGTTTAGCATGTTTATTGCCAAACTGAATCGTGAGTCGCAGTTCGTGTCAGATATAGCGGGCATGATCATAAAGGCAATGGATATGGTTTCTGGTGGCATTGATTTTCTCTCAGAGAAGTTTAATGGCATCGGGAATGTTATTAGATATATCGGGGAACTTATCCTCGTATATTTCGGGTATCAGGCAGTTACAGCTCTTATCGCTTTCGGGACCGCAGGACTCATCGCGTTCGGATGGATGGCGCTTATTGTTGCCGGCGTTGCGCTTGTTGTTGCTGCTTTAGATGATTTATATGTGTGGATAAAGGGTGGCGACTCGGTAATCGGTGGGTTTGTAGGGAGTTTTGCAGACGCTGCCGATGCCGTTATCGCTAAATGGACAGCCGTAAAAGAGTGGTTCTCTGGGTTGTTTACGTGGATTACGGATGCGTACAACAACAGCATTATAGGTAAAATCGGCGGGTTTATGGCCGGCATGATAGGGAAGGCGGCAGCTGCGGTTGGAGTTAACGCAGGGCAAAGTGGTGGAACTGATGCAACAAGGAATGTGGAGCCAGCGCAAATGGGCGGCGTTGGGAAAGCTGGCGCTCCGGTGGTGAATAACTCTCGGACGACAAATGTTGAACTTACAGTCCCTCCTGGCACACCGCAAGAGCAGCAGGACTCCCTGAGACGCTCAGCATCGAAGCTATTCAGCTCTGGCGACTCCCCATCGTCCGCTGAGATGGGAGTATACGCGACATGATAGGACTATTTTTCGGTGGTCAAGCGTTCCAGCTCAAATTCGGCAACGACTTTGGCAACATCGAACTCGATGCGAACCTTGAAGAAACGCATGAGTGGGGCGCTGATGTGACAGAGAACCCCGTTGAGGAAGGCGCT